TATAAAGTCTGGCCTTCTGCATATGCATCAGGAGCACTCGTAAAATGTCGTAAAGTAGGTGCCGCAAACTGGGGAAATAGCAGCAAAAATGAAGAAAAACTAGATGAAAACTATCTACGAATACAGTCTCGTGGATCTACATATACTATACTAATAAATTGGAGAGGAAAATACATAACAACTCAAATGTTTTTTCAACAATTTACTAGGCCAACAAAAACTGAAGTAACAAGAGAAATACAAAAGATTTATCCAAATGCAATAGTATTATCATTCAACCCTTCAATTAATGACCCGACCAAACCATTATTATTTACAGGAGAACCAAATGGACCCAAAAAGTATTGAACTGACAAATCTAACTAAAATATTTGAATACGAAAAAATGTCAAGAGATTTGGACGAATGTAAAGATATTGAATCACTTAGAAACATTTGTAAGTGTTATGTGAAGCTATATTTTAAACAACAAGAGACATTAAGTTGCATTGGTTTAGGGCAGTTTAAGAACGAATAAATAATGAGTAACGATCAGTATCTGGGTAATCCTCTATTAAAAAAGGCAAATACGCCAATAGAGTTCACCAAGGATCAAATTGAGCAATTTATAAAATGTAAAAAAGATCCTGTGTATTTTGCGAAAAACTACATAAAAATTGTTTCACTTGATCACGGTCTTGTGCCTTTTAATATGTACAAGTTTCAAGAAAAACTTATCAAGAATTTCCATGATCACAGATTTAACGTATGCAAAATGCCAAGACAGTCTGGTAAATCTACCACTGTCGTTTCTTATTTGCTTCATTACGCACTATTTAATGATAATGTCAATATTGCGATTCTTGCTAATAAAGCGTCTACTGCTAGAGACCTTCTTGGAAGACTTCAATTAGCATACGAAAACCTACCTAAATGGATGCAGCAGGGGGTTTTAATATGGAATAGGGGTTCATTAGAACTAGAGAATGGTTCAAAGATTCTTGCTGCCTCTACGTCTGCCTCTGCGGTGCGTGGTGGTTCTTATAATATCATATTTTTGGACGAATTTGCATTCGTTCCTAATCATATTGCTGAAGATTTTTTCAGTTCTGTTTATCCTACCATATCTTCTGGACAATCTACTAAATTAATTATTGTTTCTACTCCTCACGGAATGAATCATTTTTATAAAATTTGGCATGATGCTGAAAGATCAAAAAATCAATACATTCCTACCGAAGTTCATTGGAGTGAAGTTCCTGGTAGAGATCAGGTATGGAAAAAACAAACAATAGAAAACACAAGCGAACAACAGTTTCAAGTTGAGTTTGAGTGCGAATTCTTGGGTTCTATTGGAACATTAATAAATCCAGCAAAAATAAAAACTTTAGTTTATGATGAACCAATCAAAAAAAATGCTGGATTGGATGTATATGAACAACCAATAGATGAACATACTTACATAATGACAGTTGATGTTTCGAGAGGATTAAATAATGATTATTCGGCATTTGTTGTTTTTGATATATCAACCTTTCCTTATAAAATAGTAGCAAAATATCGCAATAATGAAATCAAACCAATGTTATTTCCAAATATTATTATAGATGTAGCAAAGGCATATAACAAATCATTTGTATTAGCAGAAGTAAATGATATTGGCGAACAAGTTACGAGTATTCTTCATTTTGATTTAGAGTATGATAATATTTTAATGTGTGCAATGAGAGGAAGAGCAGGGCAACTTGTTGGGCAAGGATTTTCTGGAAAGAAAACACAACTTGGCGTAAAGATGTCAAAAACAGTTAAAAGAGTTGGTTGTTCGAATCTAAAAACAATTATTGAAGACGATAAACTTATTTTTAATGACTATGAAATTATTAGCGAACTTACTACTTTTATTCAAAAAAATCAATCATTTGAAGCAGAAGAAGGATGCAATGATGATTTGGTAATGTGTTTAGTTATTTTTTCTTGGTTAGTTGTTCAGGACTACTTCAAAGAAATGACAGAAAACGATGTGCGTAAAAGAATATATGAAGAACAAAAAGAACAAATAGAACAAGATATGTCTCCTTTTGGTTTTATTGTTGATGGTATTGATGAAGAAACTTCCTTTGTAGATAATGATGGTGACAGATGGCACACTGATGAATATGGCGATGTTTCGTATATGTGGGAGTACAGATAAAAATGGTAATTTATAAATACTTTTAGACAAATGAAGTTTCTTCAGAGGGAAAGGCATGTCGTTAAATTTAGTATCTCCAGGAGTCAATGTTAGAGAGGTTGACTTAACAATTGGAGGAATTACTGCATCTAATGAGCAGGTGGGAGCAATTGCAGGACCATTTTCAAAAGGACCAGTTAATGTTCCCTATTTAATTGAAAATGAAAACGAACTACTAAAAACATTTGGAAAACCAATATCTAGTGATTCTCAATATGAATATTGGATGAGTGCTTCGTCTTATCTTTCGTATGGTGGAATACTAAGAGTCATTAGAACTGATGGAGATACTCTAAACAACTCAAATGCTGGCGTGAGCGGAATTGCAACTGTAAAAATAAAATCATATGAAAATTATATTAATGATTATTCTACTGCAACTAGTTGGTACTATGCTGCTAAAAATCCAGGAAGTTGGGCAAATAATTTAAAGGTATGTGTAATTGATGCTTCTGCAGATCAAAGAATTGCAATTGGTACTTTTGGATTAGCAGTTGGATATGGCATTACTGCTGGAATTAGCACAACATTTGCTAGCATTGGCGTTACTGGTATTACAACTGGATATTTGAGAGGAATCGTCACTAAAGTCGGTGACCAATTTGTTGATGTAAAAGTAACAGATAGATTTGATAATACAACAGGATCTTCTAGTTTAGTTTCGTATTCTCAAAATAATCTTAATTCTTTTTCATCTAGTTCTAATAGTGTTTTTATTAAAAATAGTTCTGGAATTGCTACATCAATCGAAACTGTTAGATTTTATGGTTCCGTAAGTGCAGGATCTACAGTTATCAATCCAGCATCTCTTACTAGTACTCTTCCAACTGCTGGCGTAGTTGCTGGAAATTTAATACAAACGTTGACTGCAGGAATAGTAAACAATAACACAGTTGCTGGATTTGGAACTACAACTGTAAATGGTGCTTTACAAACTACCATTTTAATTGCTTCTGGTGCTGCTGGAGTTGGAACGAACGTTCAATTTGTTGTATCTAATCCAGCATCAACTGCTTATGATTTTACTACTACTCCAAATACACCAGTTGTAGTTTCTGATTGGTATAATCAACAAACTCTTGGTCTTACAAACTCTACAGTATACTGGAAATCAATTGCAGAAAAACCAAGAACATCTCAATATGCATCAGAAAGAAATGCTCTAAATGACGAAATTCATATTGCAGTTGTTGATGATACTGGCACAGTAACTGGTATTGCAGGAAATATTTTGGAAAAGTTTACCTTCTTATCCAAATCATTTGATGGAAAAATATCACCATCAGAATCTGTATATTACAAAGACTATATTGCAAACAATTCTGAGTATATATTCGCAGGAGTTGCTACTACTGGATCTGCAACTGGATTTACAAGCACTACTGGATATGCAAATTTTAGCGTTGGAAACTGGGGACAAAATGCTCAAGGTGTAATATTTTCTGGAGTAGGAAATATTACATATAATCTATCTGGTGGTGTTGATTATTCTGCCTCCAATGGAATGTCTGCGACTCTTTCTAATATTATTTCTTCTTATGATATTTTAACAAATCCTGCCGAATATCAAGTTAATTTCTTAATTAATGGTCCTTCTGGTGGAACATCAATTTTCGAATCACAAGCAAAAGCAAATAAATTAATTGCAATTGCCGAACAAAGAAAAGATTGTGTTGCTGTAATATCTCCTCATAGATCAGGAGTTGTAAATATTACAAATACCGAAACTCAAACAAATAATATTATTAATTTCTTTGATCCAATCACTTCTTCTTCTTATGCAGTATTTGAT